CTATTTGTTGTACTTTCGAGAATCTTTCATTAATTGTTCTCTTATCTCTAAGTTTTTTTTTAGAATTTCTTCTGCTCGTTTAACTCTTTCTAATTCTAACTTTAGTTTTTCTATTTCTCTATCTTTCTTTTCTAATTCAGTTAAATCTTTCTCACTCTTACTTTTTCCACGATTATCCTTCAATCCTTCTTCACCTGATTCGTTATATTTTTTGACCCAGTTGTAAACTAAATAATAAGGAACAGTATATCTTAATGCCGCTCCTTTATAATCGTTATTGTTGTCTAGAGTCCATTTTACTATTTCTATCTTTTCTTCTATTGTTACTTTTCTATTCTTCATATTGTATACCTCAGGATGTGGATCGTATTCTTCCAGCTCTCCTTTATTATACTTCATTATCCAGTTTCTTACTACCGATCTTGATATATTGTATTTAGGCGCTACAGTATTTACTGATTCTTTTTCACATTCTAAAATTATTTGATATTTAAACTCTAAACTATATGATCCATTGTGCTCCTTTTTATTAAATGAGCTAGAACCATTATTTTGATAACATGCAATCCAGTGCCTTAAAGTCATTTCATCGCATCCGATTTCGTTTTTTAATTCTGAAACTCCACTTCTACCACTAAGATATCTTTTACATGCATCAATTTTAACTTCTTTACTAAATTTTTCTTTTCTTCCCATTAAAAAATCCTCCTTAAGTAGTAACTTTAAGAAAAATTTTCCAATCCCTATATAGGGATTATATTTCTTTTACTTTTTTTCTTTGTCTACTTAAGAAGGATCATATCATAGTAACTAAATAGGCCTAAATAAATTATAAATAGAATTGGACCATAAAATCTTTTTCATCATATGTCTCCTTAAATAATATAAATATATTATTAACCTTTTACATTTTCAATTAGTGAATTATTAATGTTATGCCACTAATTTAAAAAATAATAAATAAACAAAATAAAACCATCATCGAGCAATCTTTAAAAATTTTTGACAATATTACTTTTTTAAAGAAAACTCATTATGATGGCTATTTAAAATCACTTCTATATCCGTGTTTAGGGTTTCTTCTCATTAAATACCAGAATAATGTTAATACTTGAATAGGAATACAAATTATATATACAAGCCATGACCAATCTAGATATGAGCATAAACTTCGATCTAAAGAAAGCGCTACTGACCATATTAATCCACTGACAATGAATAGTGAAAAAATACGTTTACCCCACATTTTATTGAATACTAATAGCACAATACAAGATGCAGGTATTGCATAGATAAATGGAACATATCCCCAATGATTGATCCAACTTGATTCTTTACCTAACCAAAGAAGTATTGCAAATGCAATTGTTGAAACAAGCCAAGTTAATCCAACTGAAAGGAGAGTAACTATAATTTTATTATGATTACTTGATGGTAATCTTCTAATTCTCTTTTCGCTTAATAGATCATTAATGGTGACTCCATATATCTCCGCTAAAGCATATAGGACAATAATATCTGGTAATCCTTCTCCTCTTTCCCATTTTGATATTGCTTTATCAGAATAATTAATCTTTTCAGCTACATAGATTTGCTTTAAGTTACTTAATTTACGATAATATACTAAGTTTGACGCAATGGTCTTTTTAATCTTTTCTTCTTTTTCCATACTATAGATATTAATATCTATAATTTGAAAAGTCAAGCAAAAAAGGGCTTATCTACTCATAGTGGAGTCTTTTTTTGTCGATTCTACTTTTAGTTTTTCTTTTCTATTTTATATAAAAAAATATGTAGATATAAATAAATAATAAATTTATATATTTGATGATAATATGAAAACATAAGAATAGGAGGCTATTTTATGAGCTATGTTATTTTTTCAGATTCCGGATCAGATTTATCTAATTCTAGAGCACAAGAACTAAATGTAAAGATTATTCCTTTACTATACACAATTAAAAATGAAACTTACGATTCAATCACAGATGAATTAATGAAGTTTACATATGATTCATTAAAACAAAAAGAAAAAGTATCGACAAGTTGCGCAAATATTTACACAATACAAAATGCATTAGAAGAAGAATTAAAAAAAGGAAATGATGTCTTATATATTGCTTTCTCTTCTGGACTAAGCGCAACATATGCTAATGGAGTTGAAGCGTGTAAAAACTTAAAAGAACTTTATCCAAATAGAAAAGTATTTATTTTAGATTCTCTTTGTGCTTCCGGTGGACTTGCATTACTTTTAATTAATGCTTGTTTATTAAGAGATCAAGGAAAATCAATTGATGAAGTTGTTTCTTTTGTTGAAGAAAACAAATTAAGATTGACTCATTTATTTACTGTTGATGAAATGTATTACCTATATTCTGGAGGAAGAATTACTAAATCAACTTATTTAATTGCTAGATTTGCTCAAATCAAACCTATTATGCACGTAACTGATGATGGAAAGTTAACTGCGACTGATAAAGTAATTGGTAGAAGAAAATCATTAAATACTATCATTTCTAAAACTGTTGAATCAATAGAAAACCCTGAAGAACAAATTATCTTTATTTCTCATGGTAATTGTTTAGAAGATGCTGAATACATTAAAAGAAAACTATTAGAAAAAATTACAGTAAAAGATGTAATTATTGACTATATTGCTCCAGTAATTGGCGTTCATTCAGGACCAGGAACGATGGCAGTATTCTATTTTTCAAAACATAGAATATAATTTTTAAATTTCTATTTTACTTATTCAAATTTTGTGATACAATAAAATCCGCAATGAGAATTGCGGTTTTATTTATGCGGCATTGGCGGAACTGGCAGACGCGCTAGACTTAGGATCTAGTGGGCAACCGTGCAGGTTCGATTCCTGTATGCCGCACCATTTTTTTATAAAGTTGCCCGCGTGGTGAAATTGGTAGACGCAATGGACTCAAAATCCATCGACGTGAGTCATATCGGTTCGAGTCCGATCGCGGGCACCATTCAAGACGAACTGAGATGATACCAATTATCATCTCTTTTTTTATGTAATAAAATAGTATGCTTTTGATAACTATTTACAGAAATTGACAAAAATTGACAAAAAATAACAATACAAAAAAACCTGGATTTATGTACTCAAAACATATATAATTCAGGTCTTTTTTACTTTTTATATAAAAGGATTTAGTGAAAAATAAAGTTTGCGTCACTGGTGTGGCACACCACTAAACTTGAAGTCACCTACCACACGCCATTGAGGGTTGAAATCCCTCTGGTGGAAAATGGTGGAAGAACTAAAAAAAGCAGAAGTGAGTTCTGCTCTTTAAGATCTATTTATTAATATAAATTCCAAACTTACAAGTGAATGTTGTTTTTCTAATTTTGTATTCAATTGAGGTTTGAAATTGTGGATTTATCTTTTTAGGAAGTTTAGAAATGTCATCGTTTCCTATAATGAAGACTAGCTTGTTTCTATTGTACACAATAACCTTTTTAAATAGTTTTCTATATGAACTGCTATCGATTGATGTTACTTCAACAGGACATGAATCTAGAATTTCTAATATCTCATTTACTTGTCTATTGATTGCTTCTTCAGTAGGAATCGTCATTTCAATAAAATTCTTTTCTTGTGTAACCTTTGTTAATTCTTCAAGAATCGAAGTTCTTAATTCGTTGTTGTATTCACTAGTAGGTGGTATTTCTCTGTAACGCTCCGCAAGGCCTTTTATTTGGCTTTGTAGGGCTTTTAGTGCCTCAATGGTCCTTTCGTCCGGCTCTTGCTTGTATGTTTCAAACAACGCCTTTCTAAAGGCTTTTCTTTCTTTTTGTAATGTAATTAATAGCTTTGCTATTATTTTATTTAACACTTCAACAAATACAGATTCATTTTTACATCTATTTGTATTTTTATTTGATGAGCAATTTAATGTTTTAGTTGGCTCTTTACCAACATGAGTTATCGTTCTTAAATAATAGTGGTTTTTACAATAAGGGCAGTATAAGAATTTAGAATAACTACGGTTCATATTTTCATAAACTTCAGGAAATTCAACTGCAGTTTTAATTTTAAATTTCTTTCTTGCAGTAGCTAATTTTTCTTGAACCTTATCCCATTTTTCTCTTGAAATAATAGCAGGGTGGCCATCCTTAATATAGTACATTGGTCTTTCGCCATAATTGTTGTCGCTTTTATGAATCAATGGATTCTTTGTATATGTTTTTTGCATTAAACAATCACCGACATACTTTTCATTTTTAAGCATACTTCTAATTACTGTTGCTCTCCATTCGCCATGACCAGTATAAGTTGGTACTTTGTTTTCAGTGAGAACTGCGATTATTTCGCCCATACTTTTATCTTGTAAATACATATCATAAATGACTCTTATCCATTTTGCTTCTGGTTCATAGATGTAAATCTCTCCAGTTGTTTTTTGTCTTAATCCGTATAACTTTCTAGAAGGTAAGAAGTAGCGACCTGCTTCACGATCGATTTGATGCCTCCAACTTCTGTTTAAGCTCATACTTATAACTTCTTCTTCGGCAAATTTAGCGTAGCAAGTAAGAAGCATGTCGCATTTGAAATCTAGCGAAGAGAAGTTCTCGTTTTCAAAGAATACTTCAACATCAATATTTCTTAAATCTTGTATGGTTTTTAATAGGTCAATTGTGTTTCTTGCAAAGCGTGAAATTGATTTAACAATGATTACATCTATTTGACCTAACATTGCTTTTTCAATCATCAAATTAAATGAAGTTCTACCTTTGGTAGAAGCACCAGATATTCCATCATCAAAATAGATGCCACAGAAGTTCCAGTTACTATTGTTTAATATCATGTTTGTGTATACTTCAATTTGCTCATCAAGACTTAATTCGTTTACATCTTTATCTGAAGAAATTCTAGCATATGCACATACATTTAATTTTCTTAATACAGGAGGGTGTAGTAGCTTAATCATTTTTATCACCAACCTTTATAACTTTATAATTTAGTACACTATATTCGTTTGAAACAGAAGAAGTGAAAATTGGTTCAATTTCCATTAATTCTTTAAGTGTCATATCATCATTTGTTTTACCTAAAACATAAAGCAGATGATTATCTTTAGTTCTTATTATTTTACTAATTAATTGTCGTACAATTCTTCCATTTAACACTGTGTTTGACTCTAGAAATTCTTGAATTTCTGTATATGTAATCATAGAAGAATGTTCGTTTGATTCTCTTCGTTTAAGAACCTTCAAACTCTTTCTTTTTCTTTCAAGTTCATCCTTTGTTTTATTGAATAACGACTCTGAAGAAGAGTAATCATTTTTTAGTGCTTGTTGCTTTACTATTGCTTTTAATCTCTTTTCTAATTCTTGAATTTCTGTTTCAAGTTCTATAACTTTGTTATAGAAAACAACACTTTTTAATTCTACTTCCTTTACTAAATTTTCTACAAAAGCATTACTTTTTTCTTCATTAATTTTATGAAATTTTCTTATTACTTCAATGGTAGATTCAATTGCTAAATTAAAGTCAATATTAACTCCAATTGAACAGGGGATATAATCATCTTTTGATTTAGAGGTGTTCCTGCAGGTAAAAACCTTTTTTCTGTATGGTTTACCTGGATGTGTTGTGATAGTAGAAAGAACTCTTCCACAACATCCACAAACAATTAAACCAGAAAGTGGATTGACGCCTTTTCTATCGTAATCTTGCATCTCATTAAATTTTGAATCTCTTAATGCTTGAACATACATAAATAATTCTTTACTAATGATTGCTTCATGGTGGTTTTCAACAACATAGGATGGAACTTGACCTTCGTTTGCAATTCGCTTATGTGTAAGAAAATCTTTAACAAAAGTTTTTTGCAATATAACATCGCCTGTGTATTTTTCATTTGATAATATTCTATGAATCATTCCAACTGTCCATTTGACTTCGCCGTTCCAGTTGGTTCTACGCTCATTAACTAGGATTTCACATATCTTTCTGTAGGAAAAGCCAGATATGTATAAATTAAAGATATGAACTATTGTTTCTGCTTCATCTTCCTTAACTACAATTTGACCTGCTTCATCTTTTTCATAACCTAATAAATAATTAGGATTGATATGTGTTACGCCTCTTGCCATTCTTTTTCTAATTCCCCATTTAACATTCTCGCTAATTGATTTTGACTCTTCTTGTGCCATGGAAGCAAATATTGTGAGCATCATTTCAATCTTTGTATCATTTGTAGAAATGTTTTCTTTTTCAAAGAATACTTCAACGTTGGCATCTCTTAATTTTCTAACTTCACTTAAGCAATCTACAGTGTTTCTGGCAAATCGTGATATGGACTTGGTTAAGATTAAATCAATCTCTCCTGCAAGTGCGTCTTCAATCATTTTTAAAAATCCTTTTCTATTTTTAATAGAGGTTCCTGTGATTCCTTCATCTGAATATAAACCTACAAATTCCCAGTCAGGATTTGTTTTGATTCGGCTTTCATATTCTTCCTTTTGTGCATTAAAACTATTTTTTTGATCTTCAAGATCTGTTGAAACTCGAGCATATGCACATACTCGTTTTTTTCTTGTAACACCTGCTTTCAAATCAACAGGTATTGTTTCTCGTTTTGGAATTACTTTTACTTTTCTAACTTCCATTTTAATAATCTCCTTTCGTGTATATACATCACTCTAAACCAACCAAATAGCAAGTTAATTATGAACTGAAATGATACCTCTTGTGACAACAGGTAGTCCTAGTTTTAATCGACCTAAAACAATGCAGTTCATAAGTGTTTCAAAGGAGATAATTTTATAATGTGCGAGTCGCACAAAGATAATGATGAATATTGTTATACTATTTCATTAAAAAACAAGTTAAATTCTAATGAGAAATAAGTAGAATTATTTAATAATAAAACTTACAAATAATGAAAATAACCGGAAATACCTTTCAAAAGTGGTAAAAACCGGTTATTTTTTGTTAGTTAATTTTCAATGCGAAATAACTATTCTTCTCTTAGTAGTTGTACTTTCTTATATAGAGACCAAAAAGTAGGGTGTATATCTCTTAAACTGAAGAGCTTATACTTTTCTTTGACGAAGACTAAATCCTCTTCATAATCAGTAGCGAATATCGAAACCGAATATTTGATTTGTTTAGAGTTTGGTAAATATTCCTCTCCAGTTGCTTCAGTACCATTAAATTCACTATATAATGCTTCAGCTTCTTCTAAAGAAATATTAGGTAAGTCTTTAGTGTAAAGAGTTGATAAACCTTCGATTGGATCAGCATACTGGACGGTACAACTTAAATAAAATTTATTCATATTCTTGCTCCTTTCGTGTATACTAATTACCATTATATTTTTTATAAATCCAGAGGTCTTGAATAACTTGTTAAAATGAATTATAATTTACTCATAAAGTTGGTATATAAATTTAATTATTTAAGAGGCAGTAGGAGTGAGAATGATGTCTAAACCATATGTGACACTTTTTGATGATGAATTTTTAGGATCTAATGATGATAAATATTCATTAAGATTATTACTGTGGCAGTTGGATGAATCATTAAATACATTAACTAATGCAGATTTTATTTGTTATAGAGAAGTTAGAAGCAAATTAAAAGAAGATTGCATAAAAAAATTAATATTAAGGCTTTATCAAGATCGTTATATTGAAGAAGACTTTGTTAAATTTATTGATAAACTTTATGAACATAGAAATCTGATGTGCAAAACAATAAGACAATTAAATGTAAATTCATCAAAAGCAGAATCTAAAAAAGTAATTAAAAAAGCAAAATTTTATATTAGAGAATTAAATGAATATACACACGATTATTATGGTAAGTTGTTCTTTGAAATAATCGAAAACTAGGCCAAAAACAGGGCCGACACGCCTCGATATAAGGAATGTTTGGTTCTTGTTGGTAAATAAAGAAAAGAGGGCAGAAAATGGCAAATTTCAAAGCAGGAGATATTGCTTGGATTGTTGAATCCACAATATTTGTTAAGGAAGTAGAAATAGTTAATATTAGAGGTGGATTTGTCACTTTAAGATTTAAAGGTTCTTCTGGTGGAATGAGAGTAAGAGAAAGCAGATTATATAAAACAAAAGAAGAAGCAGAGAAAGTAGCAAATTCTAATAAAAGGAGTGAATGAAAATGAGAAAATCTAAAAGTAATATAATGACTTTTATTGAAATTGGAGTAAATCTCATGTTACTTCCATTATTTCACATTAAATTTTTTCATGAAGTGGCAGTTGTTCCAGGAATGGATGCCGAAGGTAATATGATTACAGTAAGAACAGATCATTATTATTCAATAGTGGATAATTTGAAATATGATTTTATTCCTTGGGTATGGATATCTGTTGCGTTAATAATAACATCAATATTTTATTGTGCTTTAGCTTTTATTATTAAACATAAAAACATGAAAACTGCTAGTCATATTATTTCTGTATGTTCTATTGTCTTTTTTTTACTAGTTTTCTTTTTAGCTTCTTTGGTTAGTAGAGATTATTAACATATAGTAATCATTATTTTATTAAAAAAATTCAATACGAAATAATCATAGTGATTTCTTTTCAAAACATACAAAAATAATAAATTAAATGAAATACTGGTAAATCTTATGAAATATCAGTATTTTTTTGTTATTTCTTTTTCAATGCGAAATCTTTATGTCGAAAATTGTCGAATAAATATATTGAAGTTTACTCTTCTTGCTTACCAAGATACTTAAATGTAGTAAATGAAGAAGGAAGTTTAAAAAACTTATATTTCAATGAGTTATCTTATAAGATGTTTGATACTGAATTCGTAGGAAATGTTCTGGTGTGTCCTGTACGAATATTTGAAAAACCAGAATAAAGAATCAAGGCATTCACGGATGCCTTTTATTTTGCAAAACAGGGCCTGTGTGGGCTCTTTTTAAGTTTAAGGAGGAATTGGCCATGCACGAAATAAAAATCAAAATTAACGGCGATGGAACGGTCGACACTGGAAGTAAAACACGATTAAGAATAGGTGTTGAAAGTGAAGTCAATCGTGTAAAGTTTATCTTTGATGTTGATTCAACTATTGAAGGAACTTATCATTACATTAAATTTTTAAGGGATGATATTTCTTATATTTATCGTGTTCATAATAAGGAAATTGTAATTAATAAATCGATCCTAGTAAAATCAGGAATTTGGCTTTTTTCATTTATCTCAACTGATGCAGTAATTGTTAATAAACAATTAACTGGTAGTTATGGATTTATAAGTGAACCTACTGAAGCAGTGGTTTTAGATGGAATTTTGACTGTTGGAAGAAGGACAGAAGAATCAGAAGCACTAGATATCATATATGGTATGAATTTTAGTGAATTAAGAATTCCTGATTCAGTTCCATCGATTGGGGATTACTTCATGTATGAGTCAAGAAAGACATTCACTTTACATATTGGTGCAGGGGTAAAAAGTATCGGTGGTTATACTTTTTATAAAGCAGTAATTCCAACTCTTACTTTCTCGCTTGAATCACAACTTCAAACTTTAAGTGATTATGCATTCTATAACATCACATTTGAAAATGAAATATGCATTCCAGCTTCAGTAGAAACATGGGGTAAACATTGCTTCCAATACGCAACTGCTCCAACGATTATGTTTGAAAAGAATAGTAAATTAACTGCTCTTGGATCATATGCCTTTTGGAATTTATCAACACTCGAGATTTATCTTCCAGATAATTTAAAAACATTTAGTGGAAATACTTATGTAATTGCACATTGCAATGATCTTGAATATTTGTGGATTCCAAATACGATAACAACTGCTATTCCTGCAAATGCAATTATGAGTGGAAATAATATAAGAACCATTGAATTACAATCAGGTTTTAACATATCTGCAAACTTCTCAAATTGCACTAACTTAACTGTAGATTCAATAGAGAGAATGTTATATGCCTTAAAGAATTTAAGTGGAACTAGTGCTAAAACATTGACATTAGGTGAGACAAATTTAGCAAAGCTAAATGATAGTCAAATAGCAATCGCAACAAATAAAAACTGGACATTATCCTAGGAGGTACTTATGGAAAGATACTATGCTCAAGAAGGAAAGGTATTCAGATCTAAGATTGATGGAGCATACCTTTCAAATGTTCTTATTTTAGGTAAGAACGATTCAATTGAAAATTATGAAGAAGTAGATCCACCAATCTATGATGAAGGTGATGAAAATGTCTAAGTGTGTTTATGAAGAATATGAAAGATTAAAGAAGTAATACATCACATTATATTAGAACAATCTATGGTGTTAGATAGGAGGAAAATTTATGGAAAATATTAAGAAACTATTTAAAAAAGATAAAATTTTATTGATCTATCGTTGTGGTTCATATGCTTTTGGAACTAGAAATGAAAATAGTGATGAAGACTATGTTGTTGTTTTAGAAAACTTCAGTGGACTAAACCATTATGAAGTAGGTAAAAAAGAATACTTTATTTTTGGTCTAGATGAGTGGGTTGAAAAACAAGAATTTAGTGATGACTACGATGAATACTTTGAAATATTTAATGATGAAGTATTGGCATTTCCTAATAACATTATTTATCAAGATGAAAGCATAAAAGAGCTAGTTGATAAATTTAAAAATGAGTTCAAAGATAAATATAAAATCTGGATTAAAAAAGTCGTTAAATATTTTGATAGTATTATCAAGCTTAACACAATTAATAAGCAAATGTACCATTTAATAAGAATCAAACACATCATAGAAAACTATGAGAAATTTGGTTCTTTTTCTTTAGATTTATCTAAAGAAGTTATAGAGTGGATTGATACATTTAAAAAGGCAGAAAACAAAAAAGCATTTAAAAACACAATTGTTGAAGCCTTAGTATATTTGAAAAACAAAGGAGGAAATGACTGATGAATGGAACAGACATTGCATTAACAATTATCAGTGTGCTAGGAACAATATCTAGCATACTTTTTGCTTTTCTAGCCTTTAGAAGAAATGACAAAAAAGACACTAAAGAAGACGCTAAAAACGAAGGTGTAATCCTTAGTGAAATTGGTTATATTAAATCTTCAATTGATCGTATAGAAAAGAACCTAGATAGATTAGAAGAAAGATATTCTAACCTATCAAATAAAATTGTTAAGGTTGAAGAGAGTGTTGCAAGTGCACACAAAAGAATCTCTGAACATATTAACGATACATTAAAACATGGAGGACATAATCATGAATGAATTAATAATGAACATCTTATCTGTAGTTGTGACTGCAGTTATATTACCATTAATATCATTTGCAGGGACAAAGTTGATATCATACCTCAACTCGAAGATAAAAGATAATAATGCAAAAGAATTATTAACAACTGCAACAACGATCGTCACAAACGCCGTACGCTCGGTCTTTCAAACATATGTTGATAGTTTGAAGGCAAGTGGAACATTCGACGCACAGGCTCAAACACAGGCCCTTACAAAGGCAAAAGACATCGCTTTGTCACAGATGAGTAATGATGTAAAAAATTATATTATTACTAATTATGGTGATATAAATAATTGGTTAACAACTCAGATAGAAGCTACCATTAATTTGATTAAGAAAAAATAAGATAGATTACATATTAGAATTAACACCCTCATTTCATTTAGAAGTGAGGGCTTTTTTTATTGCCGTATTTAAGATTGCCAAATGAGTATTATTTAATAGCAAATCTTCAGCTTTGGCATTCTTGGTTTTGATAAAATAACTACTTTGTAGTTAAAACTTAAAAATTGTGTCAAGAATGCAAGATAACCATGTTTTTGGTGGTATACGGAAATGATGTTTACTTATTGCTTTTATAAAAGATTTTAAATCGTTTGATTTTTTGTTATTGACCATAATGGAAGATTATATTTGTAAATAAAACCATCGATAAAGCGAAACTCTAATTCTCTAGATTGTTTTACTATGATTTCTTTAATAATCATTCTTGAGAACCAGTAAATAAATTCGTCAGTATAAATTAATTTATTTTTTTCTATATTAGCAATACAACGATTTATTCGTCTTTTTTCATGAATTGTTTTAATGCATAAGTCAATTAGATATTCCGATAGATATTTATATCTTTCTATAAAAATAGGAAATATTTCTTTTATAACTTGTTTTAAATGATTGTCGTACATAATTATATTTTTACATCGTATTATCTTATGGAATTTTTTTGAGCAAATCCATCTATGATAGAGTATATGATGCTTTTTCTTGGTATAATAATTCGAAGAATAAAACGAGCCACATAAGTCACATTTTAACTTTGATGAAAACAGGTGTGTTACAGAATAATCTTTGCCTCTAATAGATAATTGGTATTTTACTTCTTCAAATGTTGCTTTAGGTATGATAGGTTCATGGTCATTTTCTATATGATAAATAGGTAATTCACCTTTATTTTTCTTTTTTCTTTTTGTAAAAATGTCAGAAACATAAGATTTTTGAAGTATTGCATCTCCCATATATTTTTCATTAGTTAAAATAGCTAATAGTGTACTTTTACCAATGTAATCATTTCCTTGTGCTGATAACACGCCCATGTTATGTAATTTTTCAGATATGAATTTTAAAGAGTAACCTTCTAGATACATCTTAAATATTAGTTTAATAATAGGGGCTTGTTTTTTATCGATTACCATGTTTCCATCAGGCCCTTTTTTATATCCAATAAATACTTTATATGGCATAGAAAATTTCCCTTCTGCATATTTTTTTCTAATTCCCCATTTTACATTTGAACTAATAGATTTAGATTCTTCTTCGGCCAGTGAAGACATTAGTGTTAGTACAAATTCTCCTTTTGTGTCTAAACTATTAATATTTTCTTTTTCAAAAATAATAGCGATCCCTTTTTCTTTTAACATTCTTGTTACTGTCAATGTGTCAATTGTATTTCTTGCGAATCTAGATATCGATTTAGTTAAAATAATATCGATCTTACCATCTAGAGCATCTTTTACCATTCTATTAAAACCTTCTCTGCGTCTTGTATTTAATCCTGAAATACCTTCATCATAATATATATCTATGAATTCCCAGTTCGGATTTGCATTAATGTATTTAAAATAGTACTCTCTTTGAGTTTCTAGAGAATTTAATTGTTCATCTTGAGCAGTAGAAACACGAGCATAAGCACACACTTTTAGTTTTTTTGTATTTGAAACTGCTAAACCAGATGAATCTATTGTTGGAGCAATAACATTTATTTTCTTTTTAGACATCCAGTACTCCTATTATAGGTTTATATTTTCGTATAAGTTTTTTTTGCATTTTCTTATATTCTTCTGATGTTATTAATTTTAGCTCCAATAGTTCATTTAATTTAAGTAAGGATAATCTATATTCGATTTCATTTCGTCCTTGCTTTTCAGTCATTTATATCACACTCCTAATTCGTGTATATAAATCACTCTAAAATTCAATAATTGCAAGTTGTATTTTATAAGTCTAAAAATTAAATTATTTTATAAGTTGGTATCAGTTCAGTTCGACTATAAAAATAATATTGTCAAAATTGTAGTGAAAAGTGGTATCAGTTCAGTTCGACCTACGGTTTTTGATATTTTTTGGCGTATCAGTTCAGTTTGGCTAAGACATTATGAAAGACATGAAGTGATACACTAAAATCACTTCTTTTTTTTTAATACTTTTTTAGAAAAACAAAATGAACGTGATGAGTGTTACTAAATCTATTACTTTTTTATTAATTGATATTGCTCTTGATAAAGGATTTATTTTTTATTCATACATGAATTTTTTTATAATATATGATGTTGTTTGCAATTTACTAAAATGA